GGGAGTCTGACATCAAGAGCGCGGTAGCCTTTTTTAATATTTCATTCTCCATTTCAATGCGTTGTAGCTTTTTCCTCAGCTTACGTATTTCGATTTGTTCTGGTGTTATCGGAGAGGCTTTTGGTGTTTTGCCCTGACGCTCATCACGCAGTTGTTTGACCCATCTTGTCATTGTGGAAAGGCCAACATCCATAGCTTTGGCGGCATCTGCCTCCGTGTATTTCTGGTCAACAACCAGTTGAGCGGATTCGCGTTTAAACTCTGCGCTAAAATTTCTTTTTTTCATTGGAGCACCTGTGTTGTTCTGAGGTGAGCATATCACCTCTGTTCAGGTGGCCAAATTCAGTGTGCCACTTCATAATGACCGATGGGGAGGAAATCTCGAAGGACGTATGCGCTTCCCGCTGGCCGTATTACAGGAAGTAAAAAATGTAGTCTATGAATATGCGACAAAGCCCTTTGCCATCGGTTACAGAATATCTCCTGAAGAATCTGCAACAGGGGGGCTGCGGATAGAGGATACTTATAAACTCCTTGATCGGCTCATTTCATCCGGTATTTCGTATATACATACCTCGCTGGTCAGTATTAACGATAGCTACCCTGTTGAGTCGCCAAATGGCCCCCGAACTATTGAATCATATTGCAGGCAGAGTGCCGGTAATCGCTGCAGGTAAAATACGCACACCGTCTCAGGCTCAAGAAGCAATTTCCACTGGCCTGCCACTTGTTACGATCGGTAAAGGGCTGGTGATAAATCCAGAATGGGTGACTTTAGCTGAATCAGGTAGAGGCCATGAAATTCAAACAACCCTTAATCCACAACTTGTTCCTGAATTAACCATTCCGGATAAACTATGGGATCAAATTCAGGCATCGAAAGGAACTGGCTGGTTTCCGTTAATGGATTAAATATCTATTACTCTCCCGAGAGTAAAACTATCAAATCAATGAGTAACCGATACAGCCTCACTAATTCTTTCAGATAATTAACCCGTCACTGCGGCACGTTCTCTCATAAGGCGTGCCTGCAGTGTAATCCAGTATGTACCCGGCATAGTTGACGGTTTAATAGAGCTCAATTCCTCGCCCAGGTTACCAACAACGATATCTTGTATAACACCCCAGGAGATACGACATTATGATGAGATGCGATATGCTCCTCAGCGCCAATCAACGCCCGGACTGGGCCAGTCTTGAGATCAGACTCATTCCCGGAACTGACTTCAGGCGACATATATCAATGACGTTGGTGCAATAAAAGATAGCCGATGTAATACATCTATTCAAATTTGTGATACATGTCAAAAAATTGGTTGACCAAACTCGTTATTTATATAAGGGCACTTACGAAGTGCGCTCTTTTTTAAAGCGAGGAAGTACCAATGAAAGAGAATAAAGTACAACAAATCAGTCATAAACTGATTAATATCGTTGTTTTTGTCGCAATTGTAGAATACGCCTATTTATTTCTCCATTTCTATTAATAACGGCAATAAACTGTTCACTTCAGTGATATTTAAAATATGCATCCTCTCCCTTTTTGTAAGTAATTATTATATCCGTGGGAGAGGAATACACGCTGTCAGGTAATCAATCATACTGCGATAAATCATCGGCCAGTAAAGTGGAGATAACCTCCATTGTCGAAAAATCCATACTCTCAGCGAAACCATCATCAATCACTCATCCAGGCGTTTATGGGAGCGTCGCCAACGGCTGCTAACAATGCCAGACTTCCCGTTGGGGAAATTCCACATACCAAAAATGGGCACAGGGATTGGGTGTTGAAATGATCCGGATGAGCATGTATCTTTACTTTTATGTTATAACATAACAGGTAAAAATGATGAAGCCCAATATCCATCCTGAGTATCGTACTGTGGTGTTCCACGACACCAGTGTTGATGAGTACTTTAAAATCGGCTCGACTATCAAAATGAGGTAGCCTGAGTTTAACGGACACTCCTTCCTGAAATAGAATGGCATCAGAAAGGAGCTAATAATGAGCAGAAAAACCCAACGTTACTCTAAAGAGTTCAAAGCCGAAGCTGTCAGAACGGTTCTTGAAAATCAACTTTCGATCAGTGAAGGCGCTTCCCGATTATCCCTTCCTGAAGGCACTTTAGGACAATGGGTTACCGCCGCCAGAAAAGGGCTCGGTACTCCTGGTTCCCGCACGGTGGCTGAACTGGAATCTGAAATTCTGCAACTGCGTAAGGCGTTAAATGAAGCTCGCCTTGAGCGAGATATATTAAAAAAAGCAACAGCGTATTTTGCACAGGAGTCGCTGAAAAATACGCGTTAATCGAACAATGGCGACAACAATTTCCCATTGAAGCGATGTGTCAGGTATTTGGTGTATCCAGGAGCGGTTATTACAACTGGGTACAGCATGAACCCTCAGACAGAAAACAAAGTGATGAGCGGCTAAAACTGGAGATTAAGGTGGCACATATCCGCACTCGCGAAACATATGGAACCCGGCGGCTCCAGACGGAGCTGGCAGAGAATGGCATCATCGTTGGTCGTGACCGACTGGCACGTCTTCGTAAGGAGCTAAGGCTACGCTGTAAGCAGAAACGCAAGTTCAGAGCGACTACGAACCCGAACCACAATCTGCCAGTTGCGCCAAATCTGCTGAACCAGACGTTCGCTCCTACAGCACCAAATCAGGTCTGGGTGGCGGACCTGACGTATGTTGCCACACAGGAGGGATGGTTGTACCTCGCTGGCATCAAAGATGTTTATACGTGCGAAATTGTCGGCTACGCCATGGGAGAGCGCATGACAAAAGAGCTGACAGGTAAAGCCCTGTTTATGGCGCTCAGGAGCCAGCGCCCACCTGCCGGGCTAATCCACCACTCTGATCGAGGTTCACAGTACTGCGCATACGATTACCGGGTCATACAGGAGCAGTTTGGTCTGAAAACATCAATGTCGCGTAAAGGTAACTGTTACGACAACGCTCCGATGGAAAGCTTCTGGGGAACGCTGAAAAATGAGAGCCTGAGCCACTATCGTTTTAATAACCGGGATGAAGCCATCTCAGTAATACGGGAATACATTGAGATTTTCTACAATCGTCAGCGTCGTCACTCTCGTCTGGGGAATATCTCCCCGGCAGCCTTCAGGGAAAAATATCATCAGATGGCTGCTTAAAAAAAGAACAAATGGTAGTGTCCGCTATTGCCAGTACACCTCAGGCGCTGACGGAGGACCAGTCAGAACAGAAATTACCAAATTAACGCCTGAGCAGGCCGCAGAGGTGTATAGAAAAATGATGGGCTAAGTATGCCGTTACCATTCCCCTTCGATTTTAAACATCCTGATTACCAGATGGTTTTTGAATGGCGGATGGAACGCCTACAGCGCATTCGCCAGAACCCTGAAATATTGCCCGTATTGAAGCAGTTTTACCGAACCAATCCGGCTCAGTTCATCATCGACTGGGGCATGACAACGGACCCGCGTAATATTGATTATGGCCTGCCGGTGACCATTCCGTTTTTACTCTTCCCTAAGCAGGAGGAGTGGATCCACTGGATTATGGAACGCTGGAGCAATCGGGAGAATGGTATTACCGAAAAATCCCGTGAAATGGGGCTCAGTTGGACCGCGATCGGACTGGCCTGCTCGCTTTGTCTCTTCAACAAAGAAATGGTTATCGGTTTCGGCTCCCGTAAAGAGGAATACGTCGACAGCACCGGTGACCCGAAGGCATTGTTCTGGAAGGCGCGCAAGTTCGTGGAAACGCTACCTGTAGAGTTTCGCGGTTCGTGGAGCGAGAAGAAGCACGCGCCATATATGCGTGTTGAGTTTCCTGAAACTGGCGCGGTTATCAAAGGTGAGGCTGGCGATAATATCGGTCGTGGTGACCGTACGACCCTTTATTTTGTGGATGAGGCTGCTTTTCTCCAGCGACCATTACTTATTGATGCCGCGCTTTCTCAGACAACCCGATGTCGTATCGATCTCTCATCGGTTAACGGCATGAACAACCCCTTCGCACAGAAGCGGCACAGTGGAAAAATCCCGGTGTTTACGTTTCACTGGCGTAGCGATCCGCGTAAAGACGATGAGTGGTATCACAAGGAGTGCGATAAAATTGATAACCCAGTCATCGTTGCCCAGGAACTGGATCTTAATTACCAGGCATCAGCAGAAGGCATCCTGATCCCCTCAGAATGGGTACAGGCTGCGGTTGATGCACATATCAGACTGGGCATTCAGCCCGGCGGCCAACGGCTTGGTGCAATGGATGTCGCCGACGAAGGGCGGGATAAAAACGCCTGTTCGCTCCGTTATGGCATCCTGCTGAATGACGTACAGGAGTGGTCAGGTAAGGGGAGTGACATCTATGACTCTGTGGTTAAGGTTTTTGGTCTGTGCGATGACTTTGGTGCCGATGAGTTTCGCTTTGATGAGGACGGATTGGGTGCTGGCGTTCGTGGTGATGCGCGCGCTATCAACGAACTGCGTGAAGCGGAGGGCATCTGTCAAATCACCGCCACTCCATTCCGGGGCAGCGGGAGCGTGTTTCATCCTGAAAATGAAGCTGTTCCCGGTGATAATGGTAAACCGGCTCGTCTGAATAAGGACTTTTTTGTCAATGCCAAAGCCCAGGGGTGGTGGCATCTTCGCAAATTATTCCGCAATACATTTCGTGCACTACAGGGTATGGAGTATGACCCGGATGAGATTATTTCCATCAGCAGCACAATGGAAAATAAAGACCGGTTGTTGATGGAGCTGTCACAACCTACCTGGTCAAAAAATGCCACCGGAAAAATTCTTGTGGATAAGCAACCTGACGGAACGAAATCTCCAAACCTGGCTGATTCTGTGATGATTGCTTATGCCCCGATGGAAATGCCCATCGTAATTTCTGATGACTTTATGGAGTGGATCTGATGTGGCCGTTTAAACGAAAAGAACCGTCAGCGCCGGCGGTACCGGACAAACAACCTGAACCACAGCCACCGGAAATTAACGATGAGGTGATCGCTTCCGTCCGGCAGAAACCACGGAGGGAGTTTGTTCGCTATGAGCCACCACCGGGCGTTATCCCGGCACCGGTTCGCGATGCTGTGCTGGCAATGGATGCAACACCGTATGACACCCTGAACAGTCATTATCCTGATTTTGTTTATGGTGGTTTCCCGGGCTATCCGTATCTGGCACTTCAGGCGCAGTTACCGGAGTACCGGCGTATGGTCAGTGTGCTTGCCGAGGAGATGACCCGTAAGTGGATAAAGGTTAAGGCGGTCGGAGAAGGGGACGACAGCCACGCGTCACGCATAGCGCAGCTTACTGACGCACTGGAGCACTATAACGTACAGGACGTTTTCAGACTGGCGATTGAGCACGACGGCTTTTTCGGGCGAGGGCAGATTTATATTGATGTGCGTTCGCCATCGGGTATATCTGCCTGGACTGACCCGGCGGAGCTGGGATCCGGACTGTTTATTTCCGACAAAAAAATCCCGAAAGGTTCCCTGCTGGGGCTTCGTGTTATTGAACCCGTCTGGACGTATCCGGGTATATATAACGCGGATAATCCGCTGAGTGATGATTTTTACCGTCCGTCCGAATGGTACGTAATGGGAAAAACGGTTCACGCCAGCCGCATGATTGATCTGATCTCCCGTCCGGTTCCGGACATGCTGAAGCCGGCCTACAACTTTGGCGGCCTGTCACTGGTTCAGATTGCTGAGCCTTATGTTGATAACTGGCTGCGAACACGCGACAGCGTGGGCGATATGCTGCATTCGTTTTCGCTGAGCGGGATTAAGACGGATATGACACAGGTATTAAGTGGTAAAAGGGACCCGAATTACGCAAAACGCGCGGAGTTGTTTAACCGTACCCGTGATAACCGCGGGCTGCTGATGCTGGACAAGACGAACGAAGAGTTTTTCCAGTTCAACACTCCCCTGAGCGGCCTCGACACCCTTCAGGCGCAGGCACAGGAACACATGTTCTTTGTCAGTGCCATACCGTCCGTAAAATTCGCCGGGCTGAGCCCAACGGGACTGAATGCGTCGAGTGAGGGTGAAATCCGGGTGTTTTACGACACCATTGCTGCACTTGCCACCCGTCTTCTGAAGAAACCGCTGAAAAAGGTGCTGGATATTATCCAGTTGTCTGAGTTCGGCGATATCGATCCTGATATCACGTTTGAATTTGAACCCCTGCATGAGCTGACGCGCGAGCAACTGGCGAATATCCGTAAAACTGAGGCGGAAACGGATCAGATTTATGAGAGCACCGGAGCAGTGACCAATAACGAAGTACGCGAACGGCTGGCGACTGCGCAGGACAGCCCGTACAGCGGTATTGACCTGAGCGGGGACATCGAAATTGACGACACTGAAATTGACAACACCGAAGAAAATCCGCCGCAAGGCCCGAATGCAGACCCTGAGGCGGATTTCACCCAACGCGGGGATTGAGGCCTGGTACCGCAGACAACTGGATAATGCCGTCAGTGGGATGCACAACAGTGTACTTTACTGGCTGCGGGCTGAGTACCGTAAAACAGACCTCGCGCAGGATGCGTCCCCCGTTAACCTGATGCGTGGTGCCATGCAGCAACTTGCCCGGCGCTGGCAGAAAAATTTTGACGAAATGGCCCTGCGGCTGGCGAGGCGGTTTGCCGGTGATGTCCTGAAAAACAGCGATGCGTCACTGTACACTGCGCTCCGTGATGCCGGGTTTACGGTTCCTTTCCGTATGACAACGGAGATGAATACCGCACTTCAGGCCAGCATCACGGAGAATGTGAACCTCATTCGCTCCATCCCGCAGCAACATCTCACCCAGGTGGAAACACTGGTCATGCAGTCTGTTGGCCGGGGACGTGACCTGAAAACGCTGACCGATGAACTGGAAAAACGTTACGGCATCACACGACGGCGCGCGGCGCTGATTGCCCGCGACCAGAACAATAAGGCAACGTCGGTAATGCAGGCCGCCAGACAGCGTTCGGTGGGTATCACTGAAGGTGTCTGGAGGCATTCCCGCGCGGGTAAAACATGGCGTCCGTCGCATGTGAAGGCGAACGGTAAACGGTTTGACCTGCGAAAGGGGATGTTTCTGGATGGTAAGTGGGTACTGCCGGGCGAAGAAATCAACTGCCGGTGTGGCTGGGAGGCCGTTATTCCCGGACTGGAGAAAAAATGATTATTACCGAAATGCTGGCGTTTGACCGGGCATCGGTAAGGCAGTTCGATAAAGTCGGTCGCCTCCAGATTGAGCGCAGTAATCTCAGCAAGGCGAACGTCTGCGGTTATTTCGGGTATGAAATACCGGGGGCGGAAGCGCTGGGACTCGACCCCAAAAAACTTTATCAGCTTTACCGTGACCCCGATGAACTGCGCAAGGCAGTTTCAACCTTCAACAATATTCCCGTCCTGTGCCGACACAAACCCGATTATCCGGGCGCGCCCGCGCGCGAGTACCGGGTGGGGACGACTCATGCCAACAGCGAGTTTGACGGTACCTATCTGGTTAACGGCATGTCCATCTGGGACAACTCCGCCATCGCGGGGATAGAAACGGATGAACAACGGGAAATCTCATCGTCATATGCCTATGTGGCAGATATGACGCCGGGAACCACCCCCGACGGTGAGCCGTATGACGGCGTTATGCGGAATATCGTGGGAAATCATGTGGCCCTGGTCGGCGATGGCCGGGTAGGGTCGGACTGTCTTGTTATGGACTCTCTCCCTCAGGAGCTAAAACGCATGAAACTGAGTAAAAAAGAAGTGGCGGTGCTTACCGCGCTGGGAACCTATCTTGCGCCGCGTCTGGCGCAGGATGCGGCTCCCGGGGATTTGTTACAGTATAAGCGTCCGGCAGCTATCGCCAGCGCGGTAAAAACTGCTTACAGCGAACGGCTGGCACAGGATATGGATATTGAACCGGCGGAGCTGGCGCAACTGATGGAATCAGCAGAAGCCGTACCGGAGCTGGTCGGGGATGATGATACCGGGTTAACTGACGAGTCGAAGGCATTTGATACCGACAGCCCGATGGAAAGTGTACTGGCGTTGCTGTCCGGCAAAGTTCCTGATGATGTGCTGGAAAAAATTAAATCCGCACTGTCTCCGACAACCGACGAAGCCCCCGAAACAAAAGAGGCTGATGTGAAACCCGACGATGTGAAAGTCGATAAACCTGCGATGGATGCAGCAATCAGGCTGGCAACTGACCAGGCAACGAAACGGGCTGCTGAAAATTTCCGCGCCGTCCGTGTGGCTGAAGCTGAAGTGCGACCGCTGATTGGCGATGTGGTGGCGATGGACTGCGCCGAAGATGTTTACCGTACCGCGCTGGAACAGACGGGGATCGATATTCAGGGTATTCACCCCGGTGCGTACCGCAGCATGGTGAAGTTTGCCGTTGAGCAGAAGCAGACGGCCAAATCCTCTCCTCGTGTGGCGATGGATCAGGCCAGCGCATCGACGTTTGCGGCAGATTTCCTCGGTGCAAAACTGAAACGAGGTTACTGATATGAATACTTTTCAGACACACATGAACCAGTACCCGGCACCGGGTATTCCGGGGGCGTTTGCCAGTGCTAACCCTCATGCCTCGTATGTGGCGGGAGATGGCGGGCTGATTACCGGCCCTGACGGGCTGGTAATTGCCCGGTTTGCCTGGGTAACCAAAGGTGTTGCCGCTAATAAGGGGGCCGGCGCACCGGCGGGTTTTGTTCCTCGTGACGGGCAGGCTTCCATTGTGGAATGGCTGGCCGGGGACTCGAACACCATTTATCCGGGGCGTGAATGCACCCTGATGGTGTCGGGGGATTTCTGGGCGCTGACCACCACTACTGCGACGATCGGGCAGAAAGTATTTGCCTCACTGGCCACCGGGGAGATAGCCACGGGGGCGGCTGGCACCTCGATGGCGGGGTTTGTCGAAACCTGGTTTTCCGTTGCCAGCGCTGCGGCGGCAAAAGAAGTCATTAAGATCAGTACCTGGAGTAAATAATGAATAAATTTAAACAGCATTATGCGACGGCAAGTCGCGACTACGGGATTATTCTTCCCGGAGCACAGGCTTATTTGCCGAAGGAGTACGCCGCCGATTACGGACTGGCGATGGACGCGCAGCCTGCGCTGGTCACAGCGGCTAACAGCGGTATCCCTGCGTATTTCACCAATTACGTTGAGCCAGAACTGATCCGCGTGCTGGTGACGCCGATGAAAGCCGCTCAGATTCTGGGCGAAACCAAAAAAGGTGACTGGACGACACTGTCGGCACAATTCCCGATTGCAGAATCTGACGGGGAGGTGAGTTCCTACGGGGATTACAGCAACAACGGGGTGGTAAGCGCAAACGTCAACTGGGTACCGCGCCAGAGCTATCACTTCCAGACCTTCACCGTATGGGGCGAACGTGAGCTGGAGATGTACGGCGCAGCCCGTATTGGCTGGGCGGCAGAGCTGAACGTGGCGTCAGCACTGACGCTGAATAAGTTCCAGAATAAGTCCTATTTCTACGGTATTGCCGGACTGACGAACTACGGTTTGCTGAATGATCCGTCGTTATCTGCACCAATCACCCCGGATACCGTTGACGGTAAACTGAAGTGGGACGACAAGGACGGACAGGGCGTGTATGACGATATCGTGAAACTCTTTAAGCAACTGGTGAAACAGACTAACGGTCATATTGAGCGTACCGACAAAATGAAACTGTGCATGTCGCCGCTGGCAGAGGTGAACCTCACCAAAACAAACCAGTACAGGGTTAACGTGTCCGATCTGCTGGCGAAAAATTTCCCGGCGATGACCATTGAAACGGCGGTGGAATACACCTCTGACGCTGGCGAGCTGGTACAGCTTATCGCGGAGCGTCTGGGTGAACAGGATACAGGCTATTGCGCTTTCACTGAAAAAATGCGCGCCCATGCGGTAGTGGCAGATACGTCTTCCTGGAAACAGAAAAAATCCGCTGGTACCTGGGGGGCGATTATTCGCCAGCCGCTGGCGTATGCACAAATGCTGGGGGTGTGAGTTATGGCTGAAATGGTAACAGTGGGCTGCAAACTGCCGAACGGTCTGGTGCTGGAAGTGGGTCAGAAACGGGTTCAGGTGGCAGGCTGGCGGAATAACGCGGTTAAAATTGTGGGGGGCTATGGTCTGACGCAGGTCGATAAGGTGTTTTTTGACGCCTGGCTGGCGGAGCACGGACAGCAACCTTATGTGAAAAATGGCGTTATTTTTGCGCAGGATAAGGCGAACAGTGCAGTCTCGCAGGCTACGGAGCAGAAAGCCGTTAAATCCGGCCTTGAACCGCTGCCGCAGAAAAATCCGGCTCCGGGCGTTAACCGCAATGATGAAGTGATGGGTAAACCTCAGGAGTAAACGCTATGGGTACGGTGACGTTTGACTGTCGGATGTTTGTCAGTCTGTACCCGGAGTTTTCCACGGTGACACCGGAGCTACTGACGGCGGTGTTTAACCAGGCGACCGCGTTGTACCTGGATAACACGGACGACAGTCCGGTTACCGACCTGAAGGAGCGGGAACAGCTTCTGTTCCTGCTGGTTGCGCATCTGTGCGCATTGCGGGGGCTGGGAAACGGGAGAGACGGGCAGGCTGGTCTGGTGGGGCGTATCACCAGTGCGTCGGAAGGTTCTGTATCGGTATCGGTGGATAATAGCGGCAGTAATGATGCGTCGTGGTGGTATCTCCAGACCCCCTGGGGTGCTGACTACTGGCAGGCGACAGCGCCATACCGCTCAATGCAGTATCATTCCGGGGGGTCACCTTCGCGATATCCGGGGCATTATTACCGGGGATACGGGAGGGGCGTCGATGGTAAATAAAGTCACAGGTGGCAAACAGTTCCGGCAGAAGCTGAAACAGGTTGCCGCGAACCTTTCATTGGGTAAAAAACTCAAAGTGGGTTTTCTTGAGGGAGCAACTTACCCTGACGGTACGTCAGTGGCTTATATTGCCGCAGTTCAGGAGTTTGGTGGAAGAGCGGTCATACCCGCCCGTGAGCAGACGCTCCACTTTCGCTATAACGAAAAAACGGGAGAAACCGGGCACCGCTTTGTCAAAGCCGGTAAAGGGAATTTTGTTCAGGATGTGGTTATTCCTGAGCACACGGTCACCATTCCCCCCCGTCCGTTCTTCCGTAAGATGATCGAACATAAAAGTCCCGAATGGGGCGAAAAAATGGCGACCTTATTACGGGCGAATGATTTTGATACTGCGACCGCTCTGGTGTGTATGGGAGAACATATCAAAGGGCAGTTGCAGATGTCTGTTCGCGACTGGGAAAGTCCGCCCAACGCTGCATCCACTGCCCGGCAAAAGGGTTTTAACAACCCGCTTATTGAAACCGGACATATGATGGACAGCGTTGATTATTCTGTAGACGGGGGCAAAAAATGAACTTTCACGGTATTGTTTCCGGCGCAGTACGTCGGGTAAATCCCTTTACAGACGCGCTGGTTTATCGTTCCCGCGGGAGTACACAGCAGGCAGATTATTCCCGCGTACCTGAGTATGAAGATCCGGTTTCCGTCAGGGTGCAAAAGCAGGCTGTCACCCAGGCTGATTTACGTCATCTTGATAATCTTAACCAGCAGGGAGTTTTCGCCACATTGTATACCGATGGTAACTGGTGCGGGCTTAACCGTGCCCGGCAACAGGGAGGCGATAAATTTGTTATTGGCGATGAAACGTGGCTGGTGATTGAGGTACCGGAAATCTGGCCTGACTGGACGAGGGTTATTGTATGCCTTCAGGTGTGACCCTCTCCGTTACGGAAAGCGCTCTTTATCAGGCCCTCGGTGATTATCTCCGGGGGCTTTTTTCTGATGCCGGGATTGAACGAACGCAGCAGAACCAGGTCCCGATGCCTCAGGGGAATTTCATCACCATGACGGGCATTGATGTTACCGGATTATCCACTGCGGTAGTGGCATATTCTGCGCCAGCGCAGGCTGGTGAGGGCTCTCAGCATATCACCCGTACCACAAAATGGCGTTGCCAGCTTGATTTCTACGGCCCTCACGCGGCAGATAACGCGCAGGTGCTGGCAACGCTTTTCCGGTCTGAATTTTCCGTACGGCTTTTCCGGCAGGGCGGTGGGCTGATTTCCCCGCTGTATTGCTCAGAGCCCTTTAACACCACATTCCCCAACGGTCAGCAACAGTATGAACCGCGCTGGACGCTTGATATTCAGATGCAGATTAACCCTGTGGTCACAACTTCCCTGATGTTTTTTGACAACGTGATCACCCGGACAACGGAGGCTGATAATGCCAATTCCACTCAGTAAAGATGTACAGATAAATCCCGGTGTGCTGGCTGTGGCGGGTAATGCCGTTGATCTTAACGGCCTGCTGTTGACCAGTAATCCGTTACTTCCGGTCGGCACTGTGGTTCCGTTTTCCTCTCCGGATGATGTGGCCGCGTATTTTGGTGCATTATCCGATGAGTACGCACGCGCTCAGCTTTATTTCCAGGGCTTCAAAAATGCCACCAGGACGCCGGGGCAATTGTTGTTTTCCCGTTTCAGTCCTGCCCCATCGGCGGCCTGGTTACGTAGCGGTTCGTTTAAGGGCGCGACTGTTGAACAGCTACAAAAACTTTCCGGCACGCTGATGCTGAGTATTAACGGGAAAAGCGTCAGCATTGAAGTGAATTTTAACGGTGTCGCCAGCTTCGCCGCTGCTGCAACGGCACTACAGACAGCGCTGACCGCAGCAGTGGCTACAGTGGTATTCGATACCACACAGAATGCTTTTGTCATTACTGTCGCCGGTGCGAAACCCGGGAGTACCACGATAACGTTCGGCAGTGGATCGGCAGCAGAACTCCTGAAGATGACCAGTAACACCGGTGCGGTGATATCCCGGGGCGCGCCTGTATCTGATGTCCCTGACACAATGGCAGCCATTAAGGCCGCTTCCCAGCAATGGGCGGGTTTTTCCACGGTATCTGAGGTCACTGACGAGCAACACCTGGCGTTTTCTGCATGGGCAAACGGGCAGGGCAAGCGTTACTTTTATGTGGCATGGACAACCAGCGGCAACGCCAGAGTAAAAGGCAGTACTAAACACATCGCTTACCAGATAATTGCTGTCAATAACTACAGCTCTGTTGTACCTGTTTTCGCGACTGATGGTAACCGGGCTGCAGCGGTACTGGGGTATGCAGCGTGCCTTGATTTTGTCCGACCAGAGGGGCGTGTATCATTCAAGTTCCGCGAGTATGAGGGGCTGGCCGCTGATGTTACCAGTGGCAGCGATTATGATGCGCTGATCGCCGCAGGTTACAATTTCTACGGAAAATATGCGGAAAACAGTGTGGTGGAAGATTACTGGGCGGATGGCACTATTACCGGTGATTTTAAATGGCTGGACAGTTTCTGCGGGCAAATCTGGCTGAATGCCAGTTTGCAGGGGGCGGTGATCGCGTTATTCAAGTCAAACCAGACGATCCCCTACAACAATGAAGGGCGGGCGCTGGTTGCAGCGTCAATGAGTGACGTTATCCAGCAGTACAAACGCTGGGGAGGGATCCGTGAAGGGGTGACACTGACGGAGGCGCAGAAGAAACAGATTAACAATGTTGTGGGGGCAGATGTTTCTTCAACGTTGTTTGCCACCGGCTATTACCTGTATATCGGCGATATGCTTCCCTCTTTGCGGGCAACCCGTAGCAGTCCGTCCTGTACGCTCTGGTACTGTGACGGCGGTAGTATCCAGAAACTTGTTATTGCATCCACGGAGGTCCAGTAAATGTCGGGTAACAACAACACCATCACTGCGGCGGATGCCATTATCACGCTGACAGTGAATAATCTGTATCCCTCCGGCGTACGACTTCAGGGATTTGCAACAGATAACGTTTATGGCACCGATCCACTGGTACTGGCGGAAACTGCCCGCGGTATTGACGGTAAACTGTCCGCGGGATTTGTGTACAGCAACATTATCCAGACGTTTCATATCATGCCGGATTCCCCCAGCCGGGATATTTTTGATACCTGGTCAACCACATCCCGGGCCAGTCGGGCTGTATTCCGTTGTAACGCTGTCGTCCTGCTTCCGGCGATTGGCCGTAAATATACCTGCGTGAATGGCGTACTCAAACAATGGAAAGCGCTGCCTGATGCAGCTCGTACGTTGCAGCCAGGGCAGGCGGTTATTGAGTGGGAAACCATTACTCCGGAGGTTTTTAACTGATGGCCCGTAAAGAGAAATTTATCACTATTGAAGGTCAGGGACGGGATAAGGGCAAGGTATTTCATCTTACCGAAATGTCTGCCTTACAGGCGGAATGGTGGGCGATGCGTGCCATTATGGCAATGGGGCGTGGTGGCGTGGAGTTACCGGATGATGTTCGTAGTCTGGGGATGGCTGCGCTTGCCCTTGAAGGGCTGAAAGCATTATCGAAAATTCCGCCTGATGAGGCGCGTCCGTTGATGGATGAAATGATGGACTGTGTGCAGTTTGTTCCCGATCCGAAAAAACGCAGCATCCGGAGACCGCTTGTTGAAGAGGATATTGAAGAAATCATTACCCGTCTTAATCTGCGTGCGGAGGTCTTTAAGCTGCATGTGGATTTTTTCGCTACCGTCGTCAGCTAGATATCCCCCCGCGTTATCTCGACCCCGACAGACCGTTCGGGGTGGTGGATTACGTTAATGTTCCCCGTACCATTGCGACCGTTATCTCCTCCGGTAAGGCTTCAAAAGCTGAACTGGATTCTGTCCTTGGTGTGCAGGACTTATGGGATCTGCTGGAAATAATTCATGTGGATGCCCATAACGAACAGGTGATACAGGAGAACAGAAATGGCGCAGGTACTTGATGAGCTTGTTCTGTCCCTCGGGATTGATGACAGGGACTTTACTGCCGGGGAACAGGCAGTACATGCTGCCCTTAACCGGCTCACGACGGTGATGGAAGGTGTCGCTGACACATTCAGTCAGGGACAGAAGAAAACCAGTGAATCACTGGAAAAAACCGGAAAAGATGCTGATAAAACGGCCCGTCGAATGGAAGATGCCGGGAAACGGGCGTCCCGTTTTTTTTCAGGGATCCGTAGCGAGATTCTGGCTCTTGCGGGTGTCAGTCTGACGCTGGGGGGGCTGAAGAACCTGGTAACAGGTTTTGCCCGTGATCTGAACCGTCTGTCCGTGGAATCTGATGCTTTTGGCATGAAGGCCAGAAATCTGGACGGATGGTTACGGGCTGCGCGGGCAAATAATGTTGATGAAGGGGAAATGTCTGGGGCATTTTCCCGGCTTGCAAATGCAAAAGCGGCCTTCAGAGCCGGAAGGTCCTTTGATCCTGTGTTACAGGATTTGTTTCAGGTTGCAGCCAGGGCGGGCATTAGGCTGTGTCCCTTAATCATCTGAGCTATAGTAACTGTCTGTTTACACAACATATTGAACTATGGCTCGCTACGACCTTCCCGATGAGGCATGGACCATCATCAAGCCCCTGTTACCTCCTGAACCCGCCACACCACGGGCCGGACGCCCATGGGCTGAGCACCGTAAAATCATCAATGGCATGTTCTGGGTGTTATGTTCCGGTGCACCATGGCGCGATTTACCCGAACGATATGGGTCATGGAAAACTGTTTATAACCGCTTTAACCGATGGTCAAAGTCAGGCGTGATTAATATTATTTTCAACAGGTTGCTTTCGCTACTTGATGCAAACGGCTTTATTGACTGGTCTGCCACCGCGCTGGATGGCAGTAATATCCGGGCGCTGAAATGTGCCGCCGGTGCTCAAAAAAACATCCCGATATCGACGGAGATAATGGGCTGGGTCGCTCTCGCGGCGGTTTTGGCACCAAAATCCATCTGGCAACAGACGGAAGTGGCCTCCCGTTAAATATCGTGCTAAGCCCCGGACAAGCTCATGAAAGCCAGTTCGCGCAACGACTTCTGGACGGGATTGGCGTTCAGCGTCAGAACGGCAGCATGAAACGCCGTGGACATGCGGTACTGGCTGATAAAGCGTATTCAGGGCGCGCATTGCGCAACGAGCTGAAAAATAACGGTATAAAGGCAGTAATCCCCCGAAAGTCAAATGAGAAAATGGCATCGGATGGACGTGCACAGCTTGATCGTGATGCGTACCGCAATCGTAATGTCGTTGAACGGTGCTTTGGGCGGCTGAAAGAATATCGCCGCATCGCCACGCGTTACGACAAAACGGCGAGAAATTACCTGGCGATGGTGAAACTGGGCTGCATCCGACTCTTTTATCAACGCTTACGTAATTAAGGGACACAGCCTAAAACTCCGTGCCCATATAACCCAAGTCGGAGGCATGCCTTCCTCTGGTTCGTTCCATCTAAAATGTCTATACATAACATGGTTATTCAATTATTTTTTCTTTGAATATATTCTCAGTCCAGCTGTGTTTATACCTGATGAAAATTTGACACTCACCAATATTATCAATGTCTCCAGAATTTGTATTTGGAATTTGTCCAACTGCAACTATAGTTGATTCAAAATATTCAACATTGACATTATCTGTAATTATTGAAATTATATAATCATCTGGAATAGAGCCATTAGGAGTTATATTGAAGAAACTAACATCTGAAAATACCAAATAACCATCTTCTAAGTCTTCATTATCATAAAAATTCCATTCTGTTGTACCATAGGCTATCCTTGAGATTAAATTAACCTGAATTCTAATTTGTTTACTCCATAAATCAAATTCAATTTTTTTATTGCTCGATCACCAAGATATATTCTATCAAACATATTACCCCCCTATTCTAAAAATACTCAGGCATTCCGCACATTATATCAGCCTCATCTTGATTGCTTCCCGTTGACATTTCAACATACATAGCACAATAACATTGTCCAAACGTTCCCTCTCTACATGATCTAAGTGTAAACATATGTAAAACAGAACTAAAAAAGCTTAGTGTACCGAGTGATCTAATACCGATATGTGCGGCACTACTATTCCATGGTACAACGCGACCATTAACATCAAGGGATGGACCTTGGCCTTTCATACCGCTACCTGTTCCTGGTAAATGTGCATGTGGTGTTGAATTGTTTGCATGCCCTATTGGATTAAGCCTATAATCATTTGAATTATTCTGATAAAGAGTGTGAGTATCTGCACTTCCTGGATTACTGGGGGGATACGGGATTGTTCTGCCACCTACCGGTTCAACCATAATATTGCCTTTAGAATCACCTATAAACCTACCAACAGGTTGTTGAGTTATAGGATCAATAGTACAGGATTGACTTACAGGTTTTTGTCTGGGAGAAGGTAATGATAATAGATCTAATCCCAAAGGTTCTATATACTGAACCGGATTCAACGGATACTGATAAAAATTCCATCCCCCCTTCAGTCCAATCGGATCCTGAGTGATATATCGCCCCTGCAGCGGGTCATAATAGCGGTGGCGGTTGTAATACAGGCCGGACTCCTCATCATACTGCTGCCCCGGCAGGCGGATAAGCTGCTGCAGCTGATGCGGGTTCTCTTCATTCAGCAGGTTGCCCCACTCATCGTATTCTGCGCACCATTCTGTTGCCCCTTCCGTGCTGATAAGCACCAGCGGCAGGCCGCGATGGTCGCAGTGGTACAGGTGGATTTTTCGCGCCGGCGTGTACACCGGGTCCATCTGGTTTTGCATCTGCTCTACCGTCAGGCCGCACGATGCCAGCCAGCGGCGGCTTTCCTCACTCACCCGGTCAGCCAGGATTTCACTTTCCAGCCGGTCGAGCATCTGCACCAGCACCGGCGGGAACACCACATCACCACCGTCTTCGCCGCCGGACTGCTGAAGGGCATCCGCCAGGCTGCGGCGCTGCATTTTCGCCTGCTCACCGGTGGCGGTTTCAACTCTGATGAGTGGCGTGAAGCTCCCCGGCTGATAAATCGTCTGGATGCGGGTTCTGTCGTTCTGTATCGTGGTCAGGCGGTCGCCGTCCCAGCCGTACCAGGTCACTTCCGGTTTCCGTGACAGCGACATCCAGCCCGTCAGGTCCCGTTCACGTCGCCATACCCGTTTTGCCACCCTGCGGCCCAGCGGGTCGTAAAGATAGCGGCTTTCGACCAGCGGCTCTGCATATTGTGTCCGCGTGTAGTGCACCAGCCGGTGCTGACTGTCGTAATGGTACCGGTGGGTGCGCTCATCATCCGTGCGGATA